GCATTTTTGATTCGGCGGAATGCGCTGGAGGATAGGCCGGCGGTTTGCAGGTGGAGATTCTCCAATGTAACTGTCATTCGCTCCACCTCAAGGGCGGTCTCGGTCATCATGTACTGATACTGACGGTTTTTAAAGTCCGCAATGGTATAGGTCTTATGGGGATCCTGGATGGCAATCAGATTTTTCCACTCCACCAGCTGGCTCAAATCAAGGATCAGCTGATCCCCATCGTAATGAGCAAAAAAGGGATCCCGGTGAAGAATATCCAAGATAGAATCCTTATCCAGCTGATAGTGCATTGTTTGATATTCCAAGTAAAAAGACCTCATAATGGCTCGATAGAAGGTACAGTTTGTAACAGTGAGGTATTTTGTCTGTAGAATACTATCTAGCTGGCTCAATCCATCAATCATGTGGATCCCCCTTTTTTCTCCATCGGGTCACCGCACCTAGGCAAGCACCGACAAATTCAGAGTCAATACGACATCTTTTCTATTTTATAGTATAGCCGCTTCTCTCTTTCTTGGCAAGAAATTTTCGATTTAAAATAGGTATTCTGCATAAGAACCATCCGTTTTTCAAGCCGTTCCTGCGAAATATAACACAAATACGCGTTTTATAGAAAATAATGCTTGCAATGAAACAAACAGTGTGGTATACTAACTGAGTCGTCAGGGCAGAGCCTCTGGTCGATGTATCCGGGTGTGGCGAAGTTTGGTATCGCGCTTGAATGGGGTTCAAGAGGCCTTGAGTTCGAATCTCAACACTCGGACCAATTAAAACGAGCTGAAACGTTATGTTTTGGCTCGTTTTTTGTTTATTATATTGATTTTTCTGCGCGATTAAGACGCAAAATAATTTTTCCCGCTTGGCATATCTTAGCATAAAACAGCATAACTTAGCACATCAGATGATGTAGAAATGATGTAGCAGAAATACTTCAACGCCCACCCCCTGGACTCATCCAGAAGGTGGGCGATCATCATTCCTTACTTGGTTGCCTGCCGATACAAAATTACCGCCAGCTGCTCTCTGGTCATGGGCTTCTGCCATCCATAGTTCCCGTTCCCGTCGCCGGTGAAGATTCCCTGGGCCTTGGCCCACTCTGCGGCCTCTTTGGCCCAGGTGGCGGGGGTGTCTCCGGTGCCGGTGAGGCTGGTGAGTGTGGCAAGCTTCGCGGCTACCCGCTGGTCGATGAGGGTGTTCAGTTCGTCTTTGGTCATATTGATTTCCTCCTCCAATCTCTGCTTGAATGCGGCCCAGGCTGTGCTGTCAACTAGCCAGGCGGGGCACTTTTTTGTGGTTACGTCGTAATGGCGGCAAATGTGGTCGTTGTCGATGCCGAATTTCTCCTGCAACTCTTTGATCAGGGCCACGGCGTTCTGGATCGTGGCCTCACTAGCCTCGGTGCCGGATCCGGTGCCGCACATCTCGATGCTGATGGAATTCCGGTTGGTGACCACGCCGTAGAGCGTTCCGTGGCCGTTGCCGCTATCGCCTACGCTCCAGGCCACCTCATGGTCGTAGACGGACTGCCACACCTCGGTGTCGTCCACGAAATAGTGGGCACCGGCTGACCGGGTGTTACTGCCATTGGGGCCATAAAAGATGGCGTTGTTATGGGCCGTATCCCCATGGTTGCCCGTATAGTGGACGACCAGATATTTGATATCCGCGTCCGTGCGCTTGGTGGCGGAGTAGCTTTTGCTGGACGCGTGGAGAACATGAAAGGTATAGCTCATTCCTCCACCTCCGGCAAGCCCGCCACGGAGGTCAAGAGGGACAAAATCCCCGCCAGAACCGCCGCTGAAACCGCCATGGCCCAGTCCACATCACCCAAAACCGCCGACGTACCGATGGTGGCCACTGCGGTTTGGGCCACCGTCTTTACCGCTCTCACCCCTGCTGCTTTCCACCATGCTCTGTTCATTGCTTCCCCTCCAAATCCTTAATGCGGTGATTCATCACCTTAATTTGCTCCTCCATCACCGGCACTCTGCGGGCGAAGTTGTTGTGCTCTCGCACTTCACGGGTCAGGGCGGTGATCTTGGTGTCTGTCACTGCCTGGGCGGTGGTGATGGTCAGTTCCGTCTTTCGATGGGCCGCCCAGTTGGAAATCATCACTCCCATCAAACTCAGTCCCCCGGTGATGAGGGCTACAATGATTTCTATCATTCGGTTTATCCCTCCTTTAGCCGTATTTGATAGATCGCCAACTGCTATATGTCCAGCTCGCGGACGATCCATGCTTGGATACATCTCTGACCCAGCAAAAAACTGAAGTGTTTAAAAGTGGGACAAAAACTTGCTTCAGATAGATGTAGTCAGCGGTTTCCGCATACCCGCCTGTCGCCGACATCACGTAAACGACGCCGGCAGATGAGGAAGGTAAGTTCGAGATCGTTTTCGAACGAGCATACGTCTGAATGCCATAACACCCGATCGTGAGCAGATCATTCAGATCACTGTTGGCATCAATCTCTGGCAGGCATCTCAGTCCAAGTGCAGATCCATAAACGTCCCCATGAAAATAAGCATTCCACCCTACCTCCAAGGCTCCATCCACCTCCGCCGTCTTCCCGATGGCCATGCCGTTGCCGCTGGCCAGGAAGTCCATGATCACCGCCGCAGAGGGCAAGATGGCGGTGTAGCTGGTGGAGGTGAAGTAGTCCGCAACCGTAATCATGATATCCCACTGATAGTCTGAGGACAGCGTTGTGGTGGGCACCACGGAGGTGGAAGCAGAATAAGACGCGCCGGAAGTCAGCGTTCCTGCCCAGCTGGATGCGGTGCTGCGCTTGTACTGGATCTTCATGGAGCAGGTGTTCTTGCTGTTCACCGAGGACACCGAGTAACTGTAGGTCAGTTTGGCGTAGCTGCCGTTTGAGTCCGCTGTGCCGGAGGAGTTACACCGCTGCACCGAAAAGGCGGTGATCGCGGGATTTGAGTATGCCACCACCTTCACCGGGGTGGAGGAGCCAGCGATACAGCCTCGGCTGTCCTCTGTATGGATCTCCACCTGGACATAGCCATTGGTGCCCGTGGAAGTGAGCACCCCCGTGGTGATGCTGGTGCCGGAGTAAGTCACGCCCAGCACAGTGACCCAGCTGCGCTTGATGGTGCTGCCATACGCGCCGGATGCCGAGAACGACACCGACAGGGTACTCTTATTTTGGACATAGCACCCGAACTGCTTTGCCACCCCAGAGGTGGCCTCTGCAATGGACACGGATGAGATAGTTGGAAACGCATCGTCGGGCACGTAGGCGGTAAACGTGGCACTGGCGCGCCCCACTTGGGTGCTGCCGCTATAGGAGGTACAGGTGATGGTTCCAACGCCGGTATAGGAGTCCGGGATCTCCGGGCCCATGGTGTCTGCTGGGGGTGTCCAGGACACCGAGGTGCTGGAGGTATTGGTGGCGATAGTGCCTGACGCAGAGCCAAACTCCCAGGTCAGAGTCTGGGTAAAGCTGCTGTCCGCAGGGGTCACCTTAATGGTTCCGGCGGTGCCCATGGTAAACTCCGGAACGGAGATCGTGGGAGCCCGGTTGATGGGGGTAAACGTGACTGTACTGGAGCCAGTCACAAAGCCGTAACCGCTGAATTGATAGCTGATACTGATCGATCCGATCTTAGTGCCATCCGAGTTGTGCGTCACCACAGTGGTGCCGGAGGCCAAGGCGAAGGTGTCACCATAAGCTAGCTCGCAGGCTGCGTTGCCTTGGGAGGTGTTTCCAGAAATGGCCACGCTCCAATACGAGGACTTGTTGGAGTATACTGTGGTGGGGTCAGTGGAACTGATGTCCAGGCTCCACGCCACCGTTGTTGTGTTGTCCTTCACCGACTGGGCCGTTTCTCGCCAGGTCAGGCACAGGGTCACATAGTCATTCACCTGGCCCGTTACGGTTCCTGATTGTGCCATTTAATCACCTACCTTAATAAAACTGAGATTTCCCGTGGAGCGGGGCTGCCAGGCAAAGCCCCCCACCTGCAAGGAGTTGATAAAATATCCGTCTGTCACATAGAGTGCCTTATCTGACACATAGGCCACCTCCATGCCGCCGTCCAGAAAACTCACCCGGTCGCTGCTCACCTGTAACGTCAGTGCATCGTCACTCTTGCCGATGAGCAGGCCGTCTGTGGTGAACTGGAAATAGGAACTGACATCCGTGATCTGAGACTGGAGGTCGCTCTGGGCACTGGTGATCCGCTGATTGGTGTTGGTCAAGCTGATGGTCACGTTGTCCGACATCAATTTCAGCTGGGCCGTAAGGGTCTCGATCTGCTGATCCAGATCAGTGGTGGTGGTGTACTCCTCCAGCGCAGAGAGGATCATCTGGTCACAGGTCTTTGTAAAGGTGGTGATCTGATCCGTCAGCCTGGTATTGACGGCATCCGCAGATTCCTGGGCGTTGTCCGCCGTAGCCTGGGCCGCCTGGGCCACGTTGTAGGCCTCCTTGGCCGCCTCATAGGAGGAGGACAGCGACACCTCTGAGTAGGAAAAGCTGCCATCGGAAAACACCGTACAGTCCACCAGATACAGGCTGTTGGTGGAGCCGGAGGTGTAAGTTGGCTCTGTGTCGTCCCAGCTTCCCCCCGGCGGCTGGGCCGTGGGCTTCGAGGGGGCAGACAGCGTGGAGGATTGGAGGAGATAATACCGATAGGTGGCCTGCACATCCCGGACGGCGGACAGCGTGACCTCCGCCCGGGCTTTTACTGCCATGATTTAACCCTCCAGCTGGGCCACATAGGTAGCCTTGTTGGTCACGTCTCCGGCACTGATGGTCAAAGTCTGGCCGGTGGCCACCGATGTGCTGCCGCCATCCTTGTACCACTTGATGGTGCCCAGGGCAGTGAGCGCGTCCCCGGTGACCTCTGCCCCGGCCTGGTAGACATGGGCAGTGAGCACCGTGGAGATGGACGTGTTCTTAAAGATCGTGCCGTTGGAGGATGTAATAGAGATGGTGATCGCCGATGCGCCCGCGGCACCTGTGGCACCGGTGGCACCCTTGATATTGCCGGTGTACACCCACTTCGCTGCGCTGGCGGCACCTGCCACCGTGCATTTATAGGTGTTGCCCGTATCCGTATTTAAATACTGATCATCCACCTTGGCTGCTGTGATGCCAGATCCGGAAAACGCCGTTGCGGTGGTACTGGTGCCGGTGATGGCTGTGCCGGAGTACCACACGCTGCCTGCGGTGCCGGTATCGCCGGTGGCTCCCTTGATACTGCCGGTGTACACCCACTTTGCCGTGCTGGCATTTCCTGCGGTGGTGCACTTGTAGGTGTTGCCCGTGTCCGTATTTAGGTATTGGTCATCCACCTTTGCGTCAGCGATGCCGGATCCGGAAAACGCCGTTGCCGTGGTACTGGTGCCGGTAATGGCGGTTCCTGTATACCATACACTGCCTGCGGTGCCCGTGGCACCGGTGGCCCCGGTAAAGGCGATGGCATAGTCAAACTGCTTGACGATGGTGATATCGCCGATATGCACCGGGATCTTAACAGCACCGGAGGCGGTGGTCATGGCGGTGGTCACCGTAAAGGTCAGGGTGGGGGCGGTGGTGTCGGTGTCCACCGAGGCGGTCATGCCGGTGGGCAGCCCGGTGATCTCGCTGACTGCCACAGAGGCCGCCACCTGGGAGGCTCCCAGCATGGCATAGACCTGGGTGGTGGTGGAGCCCGCCTTTGCCGCGCCGGTGGTGCCGGGGAACGTGTGGGCCTCGCTAGTCAGGGTCACCGAGTACGCATCGGTTACATCAACGATGCTGATCTGGTCAGATGATTTAATTGCCATACTCATACTCCTTTATACGATAAGATTGCACTGGAAGGTCACTTTGGTATCCACATCCTCCGGGGACAGCGTAAAGGTAAAGCCGTTCTCACCCAGCCGGGAGTCCGATGCGGAGATCACGCCGAAACGATCCTCATCCATCCGCTGCCACGACCACTCCAGGTAAGCACCGCTGCCGAAAACAGCCTGGAGGGTAGCCAGGTCTGTGATCCTCTGGGAGCCGTGGTAGATCACGGCGGAGAGCACGGTGGAGACCGAGTTGTTCTTAAACACCGTCCCACGGGAGGAGTCGATGCGCAGCACCGTGGCATCCTCACCGGCCTGCCCAGTGGCCCCGGCGAGGCACTTGGCCTCCCCATAGGTCACCGTGCCGGATGTGGTGGTGGTTTTGGTACGGCTCCAAAGGTAGTGCCCCTCCGTCCAGTCCGGCGGAAGGGCCACCCACTCGCCGCCCTCCAAAGCGGTCTGGGAGGTGGAGAGGTAGTATTCCTCGGTGACCGCTGCCACGGCGGCGGCCTTTACCGCCTCCACCTGATCTTGGATCCCCTGGAAGGACTGATTGATCTGACTGCTGATGGTGTAGGCGGTTTTCCCCAGGGTGATTTTAGTGTTCTCCGGAGCCAGCAGTTCCAAGTCAAGTTCGGACAGCGGATAGGTATCGGCTAGGCCGTGAGGCGGAGAGGACAGGATGGTGTTTCGCCCCACCCGCAGCTGCTGCACATCCTCTGAGGTGAGCCCCAGGTCTACGGCGGTGGCGGTGATGGTCTCCACCAGCTTCACGCCGGCTTGCGCCAGCTGGGCGGCGGCCTTGGTCTTTAGGTTAGCGGCCTCGGTGACCTCATCCCAGGTGACGATCTGGGTCACATTGCCGTATTTTTCTCGGGCGGAAATGGAGTAGATCAGCTTGCCGTCCTTCACAAGATCCTTTGTGATGGAGCCGTCTGCCAGACTTTCGATGGTGAGCCCGTCCGCCCCCAGAGGCAGGATTGCAGAGCACACCTCCGCCGTGTCCATTTCGTCGGTGAGGTTCAAAAGATTCTCCCCGAAGGTGATATGCTGCACGTTGGTCAGCAGCGGCTCCTCCAGGTAGTCCACATAGGTGCCGTCGGCCTCATAGCGCACCACAAGATCTCCGCCCAGTGCGCTGCCAAACAGCTTGTCTTTCACCGTGTCCCAGGTGGTGGCATAGTTTTCGCTGGCTCGATAGATATAGTTGTTGGAATCGCAGACGGTAACCTTGCCCAGCTTCAGCTGCTGCTCCTCAGTGACCTGGCTGTTGTGCTGATCTAGCAGCCAGGTGAGGTAAAATTCCACCACGTTCTCCGCCGCCAGATAGCCCTTGTCCTTCTCCCAATCCGCGGGGAAGGTGTGGGGAGGGATCACGCTGTCATTGAGGCAGGCCAGAAGGCCCTCTGTCTCCACGGTCTGGGACAGATAAAAGTCCTTGCTGGTGCTGATCACCCGCCCCCGGTAGATGGGCAAGCTGTCTGCCCGCAGTTCCACAATCCCCTTCCGGGGCTGTAGGGTGGCATAGGCCGGATGGCCCGGCGGCAGCACACAGGTCAGGCTGCCCGCCTCGTTCATGGCCAGGTGACAGCTGCCCTCCTCAATGGCGGATTCCTCCGCCCTGGGGTCATAGATCAGCTTGCCGTCATAATAGATCTGGAACATTAGAGACTGCCCTCCTGATAGGTAAAGGTGATGGTGCCTGTGCCGGAATTGGTGCGGGCCGTGAACCGGTTTTCGCCCGCTTGCAGCTGGATTCCAACCAGCTTCCAGGTGCCTGCGCTGAGGGTAAATGATGTGTCCCCAAAGATCAGGGTCGTCTCTGCCGTTACCGTGATCTCCGGGCACACCGCCATCCGGTCATTGGTCAGCGTCAGCTCCCGGCTGGTGGTGGTCAGGTCGAAGGCAAGGGAGGTGGAAAGGTGGTGAAGCTTGTAGGGATCGCAAACCGCCGTAATGGGCAGCGTATACACGCCGCTGTCATAGCCTGCATTCCCTACGGTGATGCGGCCCTCCAGGTAATAGTCCGGGTCTTCGTCCAGCATGATTTTCATCCGCTGGCCGTGGATGGCGTTTAGGATGGCCGTGAAGGTCTCAGGCCACACCTCCGGGGTGGAGACGGTGAAGAAGGAGCCGCTTAGTGTGCGGGACTCATAGACCGGCTGCCCGGTCAAAGCCTCTGTCAGATCCAAAGGCCCGTTCCGGCCTGGGATGGTGATGTAGTTGCTGCTAAGCACGGGGGCGGACAGAGCCACAGGAGCGGACTGAAATAGCCCCCAATCTTTGAATGTGTGATACTGCCCAAAGGTGACTCCTAAAACATCCATCATTACGCACCACGCCCTTTCTTCTTTGTCAGATCGCCCAACGCCTTATCCATTTTCCCCACCGTTTTCCCCACCAGCGTATCATCATCCAGCACAATTTTGGCATTGCCCACATTGGGCAGATAAGCGTCCATCAGTGCCAGCATTTTACTCAAAAGGCCGGATAGGTCGCTGTCAGACTGCACGGAGGCTCCTCCGGACTGGGCGGAAATCACGGACGCGGTGGATCGGCTGCCGGTGGCGGAGTAGGTGTCGCCCACCTGCATTTGCTGGCGCACCACCACATCCTGGGCCGCGGCAATCATCTGGTCTGCGCTGTCGGTGGCAGCGTCCACCATCTGATCCGCATTGTCCTCCACGCCGCCGGCAATGCCCTCATCAAACATGGCACCCACTTCGTCCCTGGCCTTGCGAGAGGGCGACTTGATGCCCAGGAAGCTTTTGGCAGCATTCAGAGCACTCTTGGCGGCCTCTTTGGCGGCATTTACGATGGAGGAAACGCCGCTGGTAATGCCCTTTGCGATACCGGAAATGATATTTTTGCCAACGCTCCCCCAGTCGGTGCTGGTGAATGCGCTGATGATTGACTTGATGATCTCAGGGATTGCCGCTACCGCCGTGGGAATGGCTTGAATGAGTCCCGCGGCCAGCTTGCCGATGATTTCGATGCCTTTGCTCAAGAACTGGGGCAGGTTTGTCACAATTGTGGAGATCAGGTTTGTCAGGATGGAGGTCAGGGAGGAAATGATGGTGGGCAGATTATTCAGAATGCCCGATGCCATCTTTCCGATGATCTCCACGCCCTTGCTCAGGAAGCTGGGCAGGTTGCTTGCCAGGGTGGAGATCAGCTTGTTGATCACCGTTGTGATCGAACTGATGATGGACGGCATCTTTTGTACGATACCATCTATCATTTCCCCGATAAAGTCCAGGCCGGCACTGAGGAAATCGGGTAAGAAATCCAGTACAGTGTCGATCAGGGTTTCAATGATCTGGCCTGCTGCACTTACCAAATCGGGCAAGCTATTCATCAGCCCTTGTAAGAGGGAGGTTAGCAGCTGCACGCCCACATTGATCACTTCTGGCAGATATTCCGCCAGCTTAGACAGGCACGCGCTCATCACGCTGCCGGCGGCATTGATCAGCCCAGTTGTGCCGCCCTCATTGAAGCCATCTGCCAGCTGCTGCACACAGTCAATGCCAAAGTCCACAATGGGAGAGAGATTGTCTGCAAAACTCTCATACATGGAGATGGCCAGGTTCTGTACATTGGTTTGCAGAACCCCGGTTTTATACTCCATGGTGTCCGCCATAATGGAGTAGGCACTTTCCGTGGCCCCTGCGCTGTTTTCCAGCGTGTTCAGATTCTCGTTGAACGCATCCAGTCCCTGGCCCACAATGGCGGAGGCCGCTTTGCCGGCCTCTGCGCTGCCCCATAGGTTCATTAGGGCTTCAGAGTCGCCGTCCACGCTGTCATTTAGGATCCCCAGCACATCGCCCAGGGAGTATCCGTCTGCCATCAACTGGCCAAAGGATTTTCCGGTCTTTTCCTGGATGATCTGCCCAACGCTGGAACCGGAGTCTCCCAGTTCCTTGAACATGGAGGACAGATAGGTGGTGCCTTCTGCGGTACTGATACCCGCCTTGGTCAGGGAGATGTAGCCGGATTCCAGGTTGTACAGGTTGACCCCGTAGGCAGAGGCGGAGGCGATGGCCTTGCCCATGCTGGAGGACAGCTCCGCCACCGTGGTTACGCCCAAGTTCTGGACGGTGATCAGGCTGTCGGAGATCTGCTCCGCCGTGCCCGCGGAGTCGCCGTAGGCGTTCATGGCTGTGGTGAGGACGGATAGGGCTGATGAGGTATCTGTAAAGCCGGCGGTGGCCAGCTTGGAGGCGGTACCGGCAGTGGACACGGCATCATCCACGGCCACACCGGCCGAAATGGCGTTGTAGGCCACGTCTGCCAGATCGGCAGAGGCCGCACCCGTCTCGTTGGACAAAGCGGTGATGTCCGCTGTTAGGCCGGCAACCGCATCCGTTCCGGCAATGGTGGCCAGCTTGGCGGAGGCAGTCTCAAATTCTGTGCCCAGGGAGTAGACCTGCTGCGCAGCATCCTTCACGCCGCTGGCAATGGTCTCCACGCAGCCTGCAATCAGCGTTCCCGCCGCGGTGGTCATGGCGGACAGTCCGCTGCTGACCCCCGAGGTGTCAAGTTTGGTATCGCCCTTGATGGAATAGTCTGCCATATGTCTGTTCACCTCTCATCAGGTGGCACAGGCACAGGGCACAGGCCTTACTTCGTTATCTCAATTTCAAATATCTTCTTGCATTTTGGATTTTTGCACCGCACCCAAAGGCCGGATGCGGTTGCCCCTCTGTCTGCCCAGACCACGCTGGGCCGGTGGCACCAGGGGCAGCAGACCGGGCGGCGATCATTGTCCCCGCCGCAGTCGCTGGATAAATGCTTGTTCATGCTCTTCCTTCGTCATGTGGCCCTTTCGCACATTGCCCAGGGCAAACCTGGCCTTCATAGTCCGGTAAAAAGCCCGCTGAGCCTGGGGCACCTCTCTGGGATCTGTGGTGCGATACTCCATGATCTTGGTGATCTTGCAGGCATCCGGCAGCCCCAGAAAGAGGGCGTGAAAACGCCACCAGTGCAGCTGCTCCCGGAGTAGGTCGATCTGATAGGCTTGCTGATAGGCGGCCACGATCAACGGGCCATCTGCCACGAAATCAACGGCCCGAGGCACGTCCCTGTCTCCGGAGGGCTGGTGGCTTTGCTCCTGCCCGCAGCCCAGGAACCAGAGAAAGTAAGACCATGCGCTCTCCACGGAAAGCCTTCCCAGCCCGCTGGGGTAAAACCGTTCCAGGATCTCCCACACCTTCTTGGTATTGTCCTTGTTGGGATCCAGCAGGATCTGCTGGATCTCGATCATTTCCCTGGCCGTCCAGGCGACTGGCACCCCGGAGATGCTGGTAGGCAGCTGCTCTGTCAAAAGGGCTGCCGCCATCTTACTGCGCTTCCTTCTTGGCCCGGCGCATCTGCCGGTTCTGCGTACCCACGCAAGAGGCCTTGATTGCGTCACAGACCGTAGTCAGCGCGGAGAGGCTTGCCTCATGGTCGTCAGGATCCGCACCCAGTGCCACCGCTGCCCCCTCACCCAGCACCGCGTCCAGGAATCTCGCAATGGAGGCGTTGTCTGCACGGAGGAACGCGATGCCGCCTCGGACGCTGCCGTCCGCCAGTGCCTTATCCCGTTCGTTCTCCTCTTTGTAGGCTTCAAAGGCGGTTTCCATTCGCTCCAGATGGGCGGCGTTCTGGGGATTAAACGGGAACTCAATACCGTTGATCTTCATGTCAATCAGCCTCCTTACTCAGCTGCGTAGGTGTATTCCGTGGGCTTGCAGACGGCCTTCATGTCCAGCTTCACACCGGCGGGATCACCGGCGGAGCCGTCTGCATCGTTGTTCACGATGATGGCCACTTGGCCGGTCTCGCCCTTGCCGGTGCGGATGGAGAACCACACATAGGGCACCACCACATCCTGGCCGGTGCCATAGACGATCTTGTGGGACATGACGAAATCCTGGAAGGGGTCTCCCACCACCCGGTCAGCCTCCACGGAGAAGGATCTCTGATTTCCGGTTTTCGTGGTGGCAGTGCCGTTTCTCAGATAGGTGCTGTCGGAGGTCTTGGCGTTTAGGGCCGCACCGTGGCTCTTCACATGATCCTGGCAAACGATCCAGGCGTTTTCCTTCACCTGGCTGGCATCGGTCTGGATGGCCAGCACAAAGTCGTCGTTCAGTTCCTCGCCGGTGTAGTCGGCGGAAGGGATAATGCCGGTAGCGGCAATTGCTTCAGCAACAGTCATAGCGTTGTGGCTCCTTTCGGTTGATAATAGGTCATAGCTAACTGAAATATAAATTTACAGGTGGTGGCATCCACCGCCTGCATATAGCCGGAGGAGGTGACCTCCATCCGGCGCACGGGCTTGTCCGGGCCCAGATCCGGGAAATTGCGCAAATCGTTCTGTTCCTCCACCCAATCGGTGATCTGCTCCATCAGGCCGCTGTTGGACAGCTGCTGGGCCTCCGCCTCGTTGAAATTCAGCCGGGAGAGGAACATGAAGTTTTTGAGGCGCACGCTGCCCGAAAACATTCTCTGAACAATGGGCGTGCCGGGGGCCTCCTCAATGGAGAACTGGACAGGCTCGGAACCCAGGAAATTTACCCCCAGGCCGCCGAACTCATCCAGTTCATCGTCAATATAGGGGCAGTTCAGAAGCCAACTCTGAACCGCTTGAATCGTGGCTTTGCTCACCCTTCGATCAATCCTCCTAACGCTTTCCGGGCAAAGTCCGCAAAGTGCGTTTTATTGTCTGCCACACTGCGATGGCCCCAGTAGCTGCCTCTGACCCCGTCTCTCAGATCGGAGCCAGAGGCGTGCAGGAAATACCTGGCTCTGGCGTAGGGGGTGCTGTAAACCAGCTCCCCCTTGCCGATCTGGCTGGCGGTAATGACACTGTTCGCCAGCACACCGGTTTGGAAGGGGACGTATTTATCCGTCATACGGGCAACCTCTTCGTCAAACATGGCCTGGGCCTTGTCCGGTGCCTCTTTCAGCCGCTGGCCAAAGGCATCCGAAAAGGACATGGTCATTTTTATCCCGTTTACCTCAATGGTGACATCCCGGGGCGTAGGAATTTTATCCGCCATTATGCCGTCCCCTCCAAATAGAGATGTGGTTCCATGCCGTCCCGGTTGTCGTGGCAGCCGGTGACCCGAAACAGCGTCCGGCGTTTGGTCAGGGCGGTGAATGTCTCATCGTCCAGCGTTGCCAATTCCCCCTGATAGAGCCATACACTGCGGCAGCGGGTGACCAGCTGGGCGGCGGGATCCAGGGGAATCCGCACCTTGCAGCATAGCGCGGTGCTGCGTCCGCTTTGGCTGGTCTCGGAGGTCAATTCCGTGCGCCAGGAACAGCCGGAGAAGCTGGTCAGCTGGTAGATCGTCTGCCCAGCTTCTCTATCCCGCCTTGTGGTAACCACTGTGACGGTTTTTGTCCCGCCCAGCATTTACATCACCCCCGCATAGAGGAGGCCGTAGGGATCATGTCCCAAGGCCCCTGCCAGGATTTGGCGGGCAATGGTGTTCTCTGATCTCACCGCAGCAGAGCCGTCCAGATAGGTCTCGCTGATCCCATCGTTAGAGGCCGCAGCCAGGCCCAACCCCCGGACGGTAACCTGCTGGCAGCGGTAGAGTGCGTCCGTGATCTGGGCGCACGCATCCGCTAGTTCCAGGTTCAGCTTCTCCGCATACGCTTCCGCCCGGCCGTAGGTGAGCCGGTCAATGGTGCGGGAGGCCCTGGTGGCCCAGATCTGCCAGGTGGATTCTGCCAGCTGCCCGCCAAACTCTTGATACTGGCTATAGCTACAGTAGATCATGGGAAATCACTCCCTTACTCAGCAGTGGACGCAGCAGTGGACGCAGCAGTGGACGCAGCGGTGGACGCAGCAGTGGACGCAGCGGTGGACGCAGCAGTGGACGCAGCGGTGGTCTTGATGATCAGGGTCTTGTGCTTGGTGACAACGTGCTCATAGACCTTTCGGCCCTGCACCGCAGAGGCACCGATGAAGGAGCCGGAGCCGTTCAGATCCTGGATATGAGGAGCCACAGACCACTCATTGATCCGGCAGCACCAGTCCGGATGACCGGCAATGAAATCAGTGGTGTCGGACAGGGTGTTGTCCTCAAACACGGTGAAGCCTGCGATCTTGCCGATAGCACCGGTCTGAACCACTGCGTCGCCCAGCTGAGAGGCCCGGACAAAGTGGGTGGTGTCGGTGAGCAGCAGCTCCACCACCTCCGGGGAAACCAGCAGCCAGCGGCGGCCGTCGTTGGGCACGTTGGCCTTGGAGAGGGCGGTGCGGGCCTTTACGATCATGGGATAAGCGGTGTCCGCAGTCAGCGCGGAAGTGTCTTCCAGCTTGGTCGCCGCAGCCTCCAAGCAGGTGGTTGCATCCTGCTCGATCTGGAGGGCCAGGGAATAGCCGGCGGAGTCCAGTCGATCCGCAGCCAGGTTGTCGGGAACTGCGGCAGCCTCATAGCCGTCGATCAGTTCGTTTACGGCCTTATCGTGCTGGATGGTCACGGTGATGTACGCGGTGGAGCCGGTGGTCAGCTTGGTGCCGGCGGTCTTGCTGTAATCCGCAGCCGCCACCTCGGTGTCCCGGACAGGTACCTTCACGGCACCGGCCTTGGGGTTTCCCTCATACCGGTTGTTAAAAATAATGCCGTCCTTCTTCACCAGGGTTGCCCGCAGCTTGATATCCACCAACTGGGCATAGCGTTCCTGAAGGGTATGTGCCATAGTTCATTTCTCCTTTTAGTCAAGTTTTAAGCCGGGGTTTAGTGCCTGGAATGCGGCGACTACCCCAGCAGTGTCTTCAGCCGCTCCGCCTGCACCGTGCTCTGTGCCGGTGTCAACATGGACGGAGGAGCCACTGTCCGCACCCTCGAAGGCCCAGGGCTTGTCTTTTGCCAGGGCGGTCAGGGAGGCGGAAATATCGGTCGTCCGATCCTTGGAAGCCCGCAGGGCATCCAGATCCAGCATCCCGCGGATGGCCTTCACGTCCCGGCCCTTTGCATCCCGGATGGCACCATCCAGGGCAGAGTCAAAGGCGAAGGTTTCCTGCTGGGCGGTGAGTTTGCCCTGGAGGGCAGTGATCTGGCCTTGAAGGTCTGCCACATCCACGCCCTCGAAGGCCTTGAGGCCGTCCTGGGCGGTCTGAAGCTGGGCAGTCAAGGTGTCCACCTGACTCTGAAGCTGGGTGGTCTTGCCCTTTTCCGCGTTCACATCTGCGCCGTTCTGGGCCATGAGCCAAGTCAACTGTTCCTCTGTGATGCCGGGGATCTTCTCTTTGATTTCGTCTCGCTTCATGGTTTGTCCTTTCTCCGCTACGCTTTGGTGACGGGGGTAGCCTCCCCGGTGCGGCTGGCCGTTTTACGCCGGGCCAAGGCGAAATGGTATGAAAAAAGCACTGTGCAGGTGGCACAGCGCTCTAGTCAACAAAATAATTCAGTTGTTTGGTTTACCACTCGGTGATTTCAATTTCGGGAATAATGTCTTTCAGTGTTTTCCCGTCAAAATACGGAGTGGAAAATACCTCATCAATGCTATGAACCTTCATAGAGTTTCCGTTAAAGTACAGGTCAAAAAGATTTGGATTATATGGGTCAACACCGCAGTAAAATCCATTATATTCAAAGCAAAGAATATTGCAAAACTCTAACAGTCGATCTTTCAAGTCATCTATATCCATGTTCATAGAATATCACTATTCTCCTCTCGCTCTGCATCGGTAAGTTCACGAGCCTCTAGGCGCGTTATTTCACCATCGTCAGATATTACATAATCATGTGCGTGTTCGCCTTTCTCGCCAAATTTGCTTTCGGAGGTATGCCCATGATCGGAGTTTGAAAGCTGCAAACTCTGGGTCCCATTAGAATCATAATAATTCCTGGAAGTTCCATTCTTTTTCGTGGTAACCTGAGTTATGCTATTGGGAATCCCATACTGATCTGTTCTTTCAAGAATGGTCACTAAATGACCACCTGCGTTCGTGGTTGTTTTTCCTGCTCGTTCTGCATCCAACTGAACTAACTTTGCATATAACGAACGGTAGTCTTTTACCAGCGACTTTTTTGATGCTGAACCAGCCAGCTGATTGGCAATCGCCTGATAATTCGCTCCAGATGGGAACGATATCCCGCTGCGGCCGCTTTGGTACCATTCCGCTGCCAGCTGTACCGTTTTTTCACGGAGCTGATCAAGAGGCATAGATTCTAGCTGTTTCCTTGTGAATCGCTCCCGTTCTTGTACTTCTATTTTAGCAGTTCCTTGCTCTTTTGCAACCCTCTGTTGCTCTTTTTTCACAACCCAAGTGGCCTTGCTGGCTGCGCTGTGCCCAAAGCCCGCCGTTCCGGTGCGGCTGCTGTCCAGGTAGCCGCCGGTATCCCGAACGAACTGGCTCAGCTGCTGCCGGGCGTTCTTCAGCTTGGCGGCGGATTGGGTGGTGTCAAGCCCGGCCGCGTCCTCCGCCAGATACTGCTTTTTCGCCGCTCTGACCTTCCGCTCTGCGGCCCGCTGCATCTGGCTGATCTCATACTTGGTGTACAGCTTACCGTTGTACTCCTGATCTCTAGCGTTCAGCTGGTTCAGCTCCGCCTGGGTGTAGGCGGATTGAGACAGGCCGGGAAAGAAGGGATAGAAATTATGGCGGCAGTTCCAGCCACACAGGCCGTCCCCGCTGCCGTAGCCGGTGGAACTCACAAAGTCCGGGTAATGTTTGCCCTGATAGGTGACAGATCCGCCCCGGTGGAAGGCCTTTCCTTGCCAGAGAACGTGCTCCGGCCTGGCCC